CGACGGCCGGGGCAGCGGCGCGGGCTAGCTCATGGGTCTCTCTGATCTTGGCCAGGGTGTCGGACTGCTGGTGCTCGGCGCTGCGAGCGGTTTCTACGGCCTTGGTCTCGGCCTGGGCCTGCTTGGTGGCCTGCCGGCTCTGGGCCAGGTCGGCGGAGCGATCGCGCCACTCCCAGCCCGCCCAGAAGGACAGGCCGACGAGCAGGGCGGCGGCGTAGACCCGGTTCACTGCGGCCCCTCGCACATCGCGCGCTCATCGGCCCGCCGCAGGGTCAGCCCACGGAGCTCGCGGCCGCCGGCCTTGTTCCATCGGTCGAGCTCCGCACACGCCCCCGGCCAGTCGTTGGCCTGGGCCTTGCGCTGCAGGGTCGAGCCGCAGACAACCTTCGGGCCCAGGTTGAAGGCCGCACTCGTCAGGGCCGCCTCAACATGCCGCAGCATCGGCACGCCCATGCACTGGCGGACGTACCCGTTCGCCTCGGCCATGTCCTGTGCCAGCAACGCGTCGCACTCGGCGCGGGTGTACCGCTTGCCGGCCTGCACCGTCTTGGTGTGCCCGTAGCAGACCGTCAGCACCCCGACGCTGTCCCGGTAGGGCTCGTACCGGACGCCCTCCCACTTCTGGATCAGTGGCGCAGCCAGGGCCAAGACACCCGCAAGCGCCACCGCGGCGACGCCTCCGCCAACCGCCTTTGCCTTGGCGTCAGTCATCGGAGTCCCCCTGCACCGGGTCGAACCGGCGGCCGGAGAGCATCAGCTTGTGCAGCTCACTCTTCCGGCGGTTGTCCAGAACCTTGAAGTAGACCTGCACCAGAAGGCCCAGGAAGGCGATGAACAGGCCGCCGAACGCGGCAATCTCGTTCGCCGTCAGCCCGCCGAAGAACGCAACGCCCCCGCCGCCGTAGGCGACCTTCTGCGCCACCGCCGCAATCGTTGCTTCCGCCGCCTGATCTTTCATGCCCTGCCCCGTTCCGTTTGGGACATGCTGGGGCAGGGCGGAAAGGGTTCAACGGAGCCTTCAGGGCTATCTAAAAGCCGGCCTGTCCAGACAACCTCCAATCAACGCCATCTTGGGATGCCAAGAACGCCCCCTCAGCAGCATCGAACTCAAATGAAATAATTTCGCCTTCTTGGCCATCCCACATTGTCAACTCATTGCCTTGCAGGGACCAAGTCTGGGCCCCCCACCAAAATCCTACGACAGTACAAAGAAGAGTCCCGTCATTACTGAACTCAATTTTTCCCCTGTATAACGGCTTCTCTCTTCTGCCATTGCTTGCAGCGAATTCCTGAGAAACAAGATACCTCTTGAGCGCATCTGGCGCTTCCTCGCAACCCTGCAGCACCGTCGCGCGAGCTTGCCATCCAGCAAGCTTCCTCTTAATAAGCTGGTTCTCCTGCCTCATATTTTCAATCTGCTTCTGATTTTGTTCACGGACGCGCCTATACGTCATTGATTCTTCGTAGCTAAGAAGCGCCTCATCCGCAGATCTACGCTCTGCCTGCTTGAGGCGTCTTGCTCGACTCAAGTTCCATTCGTAGACCAGTTCGGTTACCCATGGAAGCAGAAATATGTACACAAGGACGGAGATCAACGGCCCTCCAATGTTCATCCAAAGAGAGTAGGTCGCTGTTGGGTAAAGAATTTCATCTACGTATCTAAATTTCTTATCAACATCCATACTGGAGAAAAGCACGAAAACCAGCCGATGGTTCCACACTAGCCAGCTGATAATGAAGGCCCCCAGGAAAGGGCTATCCAAACGAGCCCGCAACGAGGCCTTCGCCTCTTCTTTGAGCATGGAAAAGGTACTACTAGCTTCGTCGGACATGGCCCCTCCTGTTTTGAGGCGGATTCTAGGCGGAACCTGAATGGAAAAGAAGAAACCCCGCTCTCGCGGGGTTCGTCGCTTCACATCTCGGGCCGCTGGATCACTTGCTGGCCAAGTGCTCCAGCCTCCCCCGAGCATCGCGGAGCAGCGACCGCAGCGCGATGTGGAGCCCTTCGGCCGCCAAGCCGGGCAGCGGCTGATAGGCATACCCGTCCTCACTCTGCACCTGCGCGGCGTGGATGGCATCCGTCATCAGCAAATCCGCCACCGCATCCGCTCCTTCGATCGCCTCACGGATGTACTGAACGCTTTGGTTCTCGTAGGGGGCGAGCCGCGGGTTCTCGCTCTCCGTGAAAAGGCGCGGCCTCTCGCCCAGGTGAAGGGTGACCACGTCGCCTTCGACCTCGGCCACCACCTCGTCGCCCGCCATCACTCGCTGCTTTACACTTCCGCTTGCCATGATCGTCACCTCGTATGACGGTTGTGGAAGGCCGGGCCGGGGATTGCCGTCCCCGGTTCGGCCGCTTTAATACTTGGACATGACCAACGCAAAATTGCGTTGGTTGACGGTCTGCACAATGCCCATGCAGACGATGGGCTAGGCCGCCTTAGGCAAGGACTTCTGCGAAAGGCCCCTGGCAAACTCGATCAGTCCGGCCTTGCGCTCTTGGTACGTCAGGCCCTTTGCGATCAGCACTGCATCCCGACGACGGATTTCTGCCAGCTTCCAGAGATCGGCCTCGCTCAAGGTCGATTCGTCAATGCCAGCAAACTGGCCGTTCAGCGCCATGTTGCAGAGGCGATGCTCGTTCATGAAGTGATGCCGCTTCGGCTCTTTCCCCGATTCGATCAGGACGTCGTTGAGGATGTCCGCCACCACCTTGCCTAGCGCCCGCTTGGAGTCGATGGCGACCACCCGGTCAGAAACGCCCTTGGTGAAAGCCCGATGCAGCGCCGCATAGCACTCCCGCTTGTAGCGGATCACCGCATCCTTGATCTCCGGCTTGACCTTCCTCGGGTTGACCGTGAACAGCCAGCCCTGAAGGTATTCCTCGGGGAGGCAGAGCATGTTGACGCGGTAGGCCTTCCCATCGGCTCCGTGCGAGGTCATCACCTTCTCGGTGACAACCTGCGAAAGAACCTCGTCGTCGAGAAGCTTCTGATACTGGCGCTGCCAAGCCAGCCCCATGCCCTCAACGACGGGCTTCATGGCCACCCAGGCAACACCGCCATCCAGAACGCCCAGCAGGGTAGCTCCAGCGAACTCCACGCGGATCGGATGACTGGTCATGCTGCCTTCTCCTTCTGCGCACCCATCTCCCGCTCGAACAACTTTCGGGCGATGTAGTTCACGGAGCGGTCCTCTTGCCTGGCCTTTTCCTGCAGCCAGCCCTTAATGGCGATAGGAACCCGAATCGCCACTACCACGGATGGTTCGTCCACAGCTGCCTCCTGTAAGGCAAATACGCCAAGCACACAGCGTGTATGGCATGTGTGCATCATACTTACACGAAGTAAGAAGTCAACAAGAGGGGACAAATATTTACGAGGCCTGTATAAAGCGGGGCAAAGCAGCCCGGCACTTACACACCATGGCAACGAAGAAATCCGCTAAGAGGCCCCCGGATCGCAAGACCGAAGTCCTCTCAATCCGGATCGATCCAAGGGTCAAATATGGTCTCGAGCTTCTCTCTAGGCTCCAGCGTCGATCCACCACCGGCGTCGTCGAGTGGGCCATTCAATCGGCCTTTCAAAGCGAGATCTTTGAGACAGCAAACGAGTACAGAGGCGAGACTCGTCTTGAAGAGGTAATGGATGAGCTTTGGCACATCAACGACATAGAGCGGATCGTTGCCTTGGCACTTCGCAAGGAGCAGTTGCTCACCTATGAAGAGTCGCGAATTTGGAAGGTTCTCTCTTCCACCCCTGCCTTCTGGACGAAGAAGCAACACCGCGACTTCGACTCGTTCCTTTGGGCCGAAGTCCTGAGCCACTGGCCCACGGTGGAGAGGCTTGTAAGCGAGGCCGTAGAGAAGCCCATCGTTCGGGGCTACACCGATGAAGAGCTTTTCAACCTGGGATTAGACCTGACAACAATGGACATCCCGTTCTAGCGACCTCACGGCCCGGTGGTAGGATCGCCAGGTCTACGGATCAGGGCGGCGAAGTGAACTGGAACGGCATCTCGGCTGGGCTGGCCATCGTAGTTGCCTTCCTCACTCCATCTCCCGCCAGCGGGCAGGAACGCCTTGTTACTGGCAAGGTCTACTCTTGCATGATGGATGGGATTCGCACCTACACCACAAAGCCAGTTGCTGGGTGCCCGGAACGGCGCGAGATCAGCTACTCATACATTGAGAGGCTTCTCAATCCAGGAGAGCGAGCCATCTATAGCTGCCGCGGAGCAGACGGGGTGCAGAGATACACAGGAGCGGCTGGCCCAGGGTGCCATTTCGTCGCCTCGTACTTTGAGAACTCACGGACCGTGACGCGACCATTGGCGTCGTATACGCCTTTGCGCTTCCACGGGTATCGCTGCACCCGAGATTGCAGTGGGCACCAAGCTGGTTACGAATGGGCCGAAGACAACGGCATCACCGATATGGACGACTGCGAAGGAAACTCCCAGTCCTTCATCGAGGGATGCCAAGCCTATGCAGAAGAACAGGGCTAGGTCGTATCGCTGATTACCGCCTTCATAGCCCACCGCCCCAACCCTGCTACCATCGCCTCACCCGCCACCCATAGCCGCCGCCATGCCTATCTGGGACAAGCACGAAGTGACCCCTGAAGCCAGGAAGCTGGTTGATCAGGCACGCGCCGAGGCCACGCTGGAGCGTCTGGAGCGGGAGAATCCGACGCGCTGGTATCACAAGCTTCTGTTCACCTGGTATGGCCTCGCGGCCCTCTTACTCCCGGTTGCCCTGATCCTGTCCGTCATGGCCATTTTTGGCCTGTTCCGATAGCGCATCGGCGATCAGCGCAACGTCCTCATCGTCGTTCTCCGCGGCCATCCTCTTCAGCACGTTGACCTGCGCTGGCAGAACACCCACAGGTAGTTCCGTGGCCCGGGCCAGCCATCGCACGAATCGCGGATTGGTCATGCCGCGCGCCACCGCATTTGCCAAAGCTCCGGTCGCAATCAGTGGGGCCGTGCCACCGAAGTTTCCTGATAGGACCATCATCCCCAGCGTGCCCCAGTAGCCTGCTGCCGCAGCGTTCGGACCGGTACCGGAAGTGCTGCGCAGGATGGCGTCGCTCTGCTTGATGCGCTCGGCGACCTGCGCGATCTTGGTGATGTTCTGGCTCATCTCCGGCCCGAAACGGTTGAACAGCGCGTGCTGGGCTTCGGGGCTGAGCTTGTTCCAGTTGGTCAAGAAGCTGGCGGCCGAGAAGACCTCGCCGGCCGTGTCCTGGCCACCCGGGTTGGCCAGGCCCATGCGCTTGATCACCGCGGCGGTAACGTCGCGCTGCGCGTCCTTGGGGAGCGAGCCCATGACCTGACGCAGGACAGTGGCGCCCTCGCGGGTGCCGGCGATCGCAGCCTGGAAGACCTTCTCCGGGCCGCCATTCCTGTCCACCACCCGCTGCAGCAGCTCCAGGCGGTCCCGTGAATCCGCGTAGAACTTGTTGGCGCGACGAACCGCACGCTCTGCGCTCGGCCCGGCCTGCTTGGCCAGCTCCTGCATGTCGTCAGTGAGGGCTCGATAGACCTTCCGAAGCTGGGCGGTCGGCTTGTCCGGGGTCAGGGTGAACGAGAAGGCCTGATCCCCCAGCTGGGTGCGGATGTCCTTGACGGCCTGGTAGGGAATGCCGCTGCCGCCCGACGCCTGCGCCGCGGAGATGTCCGCAGCGATGTTGTCGGCCAACGTCTTCAGCTCGGGGCTGATCATCGCGCCAGTGGTGTTCGCCGCGCCGGGGGTCGGCGTGGTCAGCTCCCTCAAGACCTCCTGCGTCCGGGTCAGGGCAACTGGCGCATCCGACGGTACGTGCTGGTCGACGCGGTCGTAGAGCTGGGCACGGAGGCCGCGCACGCGGTCCGTGTAGGCATCAACACCCCGCTCGATGGCTTTGCCAGCGCCTTCCGCAGTCGGGTCGGCGGACATGCGACGCGCGAAGCCCTCCAGCCCGGAGCTGATTTCGTCCCCCTGCCTGCTGGCAAAGCGTGCCATGACGCCACCCGAGGTCGGGCCGCCCGCCAGTAGCGTCTCGACACCCTGTCGCATCCAACTGCCCGTGCCTTGTCCGATCGACGGCGTCGAACCGAGCTGTTCGAAGTCATCGATCACGTTGGCCAGGTTCTGCCGGTTCTGTTCCCCACCTCGGAAGGCTCCGCGCAGGGTCATCGGCAGGCCAGCAGTAACTGCACTGGGCGCCAGCCCACCAGCGACCCCGGCGAATGCCTGGGCGAGCTCGCCGCCGCCCGCCTCACGGGTGGCACCGGATGCGCCGGCGCCGGCGGCGGAGCTCACGGTCTGCAACACCGGCTGCGCAGTAAGAAAGTCAGCAGCTCGTTGTGCCGCGGTGGGCGCATTGGCACCTACGCGGCTCACCGCACTGCCCGCTGCGGCCTGGGCCGGATTGGTGGCTGCCGCGCGACCAGCAAGCATGGATGCGCCGCTGCGGCCCGCGTTCAAAAGCCCACCCAGGCCCAAAGTCAGGCCCGTGCCGGTCAGCGCTTCGCCGATGTCGCCGGCAACGCGCTCGCCCGAGCTCTGCGGCTTCGGCAGGCCCAGCTTGTCGGCCAGCCAGGCGCCGGTGTCCCGGTAGCTCGCCGTCGGCACGAAGCTGTCCTTCCCGGTCAGCAGGTCCTCTAGCTTGGGCTTGTGGCCGAGGCGGCGCAGCGGATCGGTGATGGCGTAGTTGAAGGCATCACCACCCAGCGCGCCGATCAGTGAGCCAGCACCCTGCAGCACCGAGCGCCCCCCCATTGCCACGTCGCGCAGGAATCCCGGCTTCCAGCCATCCCCCATCACCTGGTCGGCCGTGCTGTCGACGCGTGCGGTCACGTCCGAGAAGTCTGGACGCTGAGCCTGGACGGCTGGGAGGTCGACAATGCGCGGCGCATCGTTCGGGACCAACTCGAACCCCGGAGGCAGAGGCGGAAGGCCGCCGGGCGCCGGCGCGGGCGGATCGAGGACGAAGCCTGGCGGAAGCGGAGGCGTGGTCATTGTGCGGGCACCCACTGGCCGTTGCGGAGTTCAAGGACCTGCCCCGTCTTGGGGTTGGTCGCTCTCTGGGGGGCACCGCCAGCCGGCGATACAGCGCCGGAGAACACGTCGCCAACTGATGCCTGACCATAGTTGCCGCGGATCATGCCGGCCTTGCGCTGCTGCAGGTCCACCGCACGGCGGTTGATCTCAGCCAGGCGCTGGAGGGCGCGCGCCGCGGTGGCCGCGTCGTTCGCGCTCATGAGCTCGTTCGCTGCACGCTGGGCGTCGCCCTCGGTCTGCACACCCTTGTTGAGTCGGAGCGACTCGTTGACGATCTTGGTCTTGTCGGCATCCCACTCCGTGAGCGCCACGTCGTTCGGCGTGGAGAAGCCAAGCGACGTTCTGACCTTGCCCAGCATCGCGCCGGCGGGAGAAATGCTCAGGCTCCCGTCCTGGATGCGTCCGGTGTGCTTCTGGATGATGTCGTTCATCACCTCGGTAGAGCCCAGCGCGTCCTCGACGTTCAGCAGCTCCTTCAGGGCGCCCACCGGCAGCGGCTTCGAGCCTGCGGCGGACGTGCCGCCAGGGTTCCACTGCCCGGACCGCTTCAGGCCGAACTCGGCAGCGTCGATCCCCGTGGCCTGACGGGTCCGCGCGGCGCTGGCGTAGCTGCTCGCCGCGGAGGCGTCAGAGGCGCGAGCGCGGGCAGCATCAGCACCCATCCCCGCCCGCCCCT